ATGAAAGAAGAATTAACCCTTACAGAAATTTCCCGCTTATACGGCTATACAATTAACGCCGCTAAGAAATGGCAAGAACGAGGAATGCCATTTAATACCAATACACGACGCGTGCCAGCCAAAGAGGGGACAGAATGGGTCTTGAAGAACATCATTAATCCGCTCAAAGAAACTTCTATCAAAGAACAAATAGATGTCGAGAAATTACGCCGGGAAAGAGCACTCGCGGATGCAGCCGAACGAGAGAACCAGGAAGCGATGAATCTCCTGATTCCGGTCGGTTATGTAGAACAGGAACTAGCGGAATATTGCGGAAAGGTGAAACAGACTATTTTGCAGATCGCCACAATCGACGCTTTAGAAATTCTCGAATCTGCCACCGATCAGAAAACATTGAAGAATAAGCTAAGGGAGATCATCGAGCGTCGTTTAAACGAAGTAGGGGACTTGTTCGAAAATGCGGATTTAGGAGAAGACGAGGAAGAAGAATTACCATTAATGGATGAACCGGAACAAGAACCAGAAGAAGACGATGAATTTGATGTGTCTTAAAACGCGTTATAAATAAATGTATGAAAGATGTTGAGTTGGTCAACGTCTACGGGGGGAATCACCCCCCGCTAACCTTTTTCTTATTTGAGGATTTACCTATGGTTGAATTTTTGATTTATCTGGCTGTAGGATTAACTATCGTATATTCACTTGCACATATTGGCATTTCTGCTGTGTGTAACGCTTTCAAGTATCATTAATTAAATCGATGAATTGAACTATAGATGATGGTCGTTTTCAAAGAGGATTATCTATGGATCTTTTTGTCTATTTCGCTACTCTGCTGTTTTTGACTATCGTCGCTGGTGTTAAATTAATTTTTATATCGCTGGTGGTGTTTTTCAAATTTCTAATCGGTACGCCTTACGGCTGGGTATGCTTCTTTTTGTTTATTCTTTTTTGCTGCTGTAAATCAGACACTAAATAATATTGTAATCTGCCTTTCTCCTACATGGTTATTAACAGGGAGCTTTTGAAAGAGAGTTCCCGATTAAAAGCCATAAAACACACTCCAGTACAGTGTTTTCATAGTCAGTGATCTATACATCATAAAAACATAACAAGTATAGATTGAGTATTAATCCTCCCGCCTCGAAAGAGGCGGTTATTTTTCTGGCTTTACTAGATAATGTAGCATCATGTTCATTATAAACCTCATCTTGTTGTGCAAACCTAACCTTAACCTAAGTCAAGGGAGTCTCTTAAATGGGACTCCCTTTTTTATTATGCAACAAGCCGCAATCCTTTGTTTTTCATCTTCTGTACTTTCTTTTCTTTAACAGCCTTTTCACGATAGCCCTTCAATTCTTCATGCAGTTTAATCTGTTCCCTCAACGATTTCTTGTAGTCTTCTTGCATGGCTTTAAAGTCTTCACTAAGTTTCACGTAACTATCATAGAAGGATTCAATCCGTTCCATCTTTTCCAAAAGAGAACGATTCATTTCAATTAGTTCCTTACATTCTTTCTCTTTAAGTGAAAGTTTAATGGTCAAGAACTCACACTCAGCATTAGTCTGTTTTAGCGTTTCAGAAAGAATCATGTTTTTCTCTTTCAGAGTTTTACGTGACAATGCTTTTTCGTTTAAAGTTGCCATAGTAGGGTCTCCAATTAAAATTAAGCTGCTTTGCGAACGTCGAACACATTTTCGAACGCATCAAAAACTTGAACAGTCATTAAATCGATGAATTGAACAGAAGTACCGTTTTTCTTAACCAGATATTTGTTCCACTCTGCAACGTCGGTCACAGAGCGTTTTTCGTTAAGCAGAATCCAAAGAGCTTGTTTGTCTTTAGCTTCAACCGCTTGAGTAAAGAAGTCTTTAGATTCAACTTCCTGTTCGGCTTCAACTGCCACTGGAGCAACTTCTTTAGCTTTCAGTTCTTCAATCTCAGCTTTCTGGGCTTCGATGATCTGGTCTTTTTCTTTCAGTGCAGCTTTCAGTTCTGCAATCTCTGCTTCCAGTGCAGCCAGACGATCTTCAACAACAGGAGCAACCGCCTTAACTTGTGCTTCCAGTTCTACGAAAGCGTCGCAGGATTCAATACGTGCTTTTTCTTCACCTTCATATGCAACCAGTTCTACAACTTCTTTCTCGGTAGCATGGCTGTTAAAGAATACAGCAAAGTAAGTATTGCCGGATTTGGTGAAGTTCAGTTTAGCTTTTCCAGTAACTTCTTTACGACGACCGAAGGTGATTTGACAATCAGCGGTATCCTGAAAATCCATGTTAGGAGCGGAAACGATAGCAGTATCACCAGCAATCACCAGGTGGAACAGTTCAGAAGAGTTCTTAACGGTGAAAGTAACGATGTGGTCTACTGCAACGTCTTTAGCAGGTTTAACGCGGTCGATTGCTTTACGAACGCCGTTAGGCAGTTTACCGTCAACACCAAAGCCAGCCGCGATCAGTGCTTCACGATGTGCTTTAAAGCCAGCGAAAGCGGATTTCTGCTGCGCAAAGGAAACATGAGCAACAACTTTCGGCTGAATCTTCTTGTTTGCTTCGGTGCCAAATTTGATAACTGCTTTAGCGTTGGTTACTTCGTTAGTGAAAAAGTTAGCGGAAAATAACATATAAATACTCCTGAATACTCTTGTTAGTTAATGTGTCATGTTGAAAGCCTCCTTGTTGCCGCAAGGGGGCTTTTTTATTTTTAAAGCCATCATATAATTCTCAGTGAAAGGTTATTACCAAACGGTAGCTTCAATCTTCACTTTAATGTCATATCGTTTTAGCAGTTTTCTAAAATCAGAAGGATCAATTCCTTCTTCCTTCAAAACCGCCAGCTTGTCACCCTGCATCGCTTCAAAATAACGTTTAGCAATCGGAAGCAATACCTCTCGTGTGAATCGTACAGGTTTAGCCATTTTTAATCCCCTATTGTTAGGTTTAAAAAATCTTAAAAAAGAGCTTTTCGCTCTGAACACTTGTATTTATAAAATGATTTTCAGAAAACCCTGTAAAACCACTGTATATCCGATCAGTGGGAGCACGAATTGCTAAAGAGAAGATTAATAATTAATCAATTCGTACATTATTCAACCGAAAAAGCACTGTATATCTAACCAGTGCTGTATGAATTAACAGTGAATCAGGGGATTTTCAGAAGTGAACAATCATTTCACACATGTATTTATAACGCGGAAATTCTTGCTTATCATCTATATGGGGACTGTTTAGAAAATTTCAACCCCCACCAACGAGAAAAAGTATAAAATAGTTCTTGACAGTTGTCAATACCCTTGATCTAAGCGAGAAAAGACTATCAAAAATTTTGCTTGAAAATGGCGAATAACGATTATCAACCTTTATAACCTATTATGACTGCGTTTGTAAGTGAAAATTTCTTTTAAATCATTAAGTTGCAGCGATTTTTGGTGATTTTTTGGTTAAATAATATACAAGAATTTTCTATCAAAATATTTGATAGAAATTGCCCCTGAAATTTTGAATTTTTGCCCCCGAACAAAATCCCCAAGATTCCACTATCCCATTTTTGCCCCTGAAATGTCAATAATTGCCCCTGAAAATCTAATTTTTGCCCCTGAAATTTGCCCCCGAAAAGGAATGGTGAGAAAAACTCTTTATAAAACATTAACTTAGTGAGGGGCAAAAGCGGGGATTCGGCGTACATAGATATTATATAAACACATTCGCTACGCTCATGTGTAAAACTAAAAACAACAAATAACCAAAAAGATATTAGGAGGGCGTAGCCCGACTGCGCGAAGCGCCAACCAATTGCTTCTAGTAACAACTAATTTAAACTAGATGATACTAGATGGTCTTAGAAGGAATTAACTAGTTTGCTTGCTCGCTTCGCTCACTCTCAAACGTCTGCGACGCCACTGCGTGGCATCGAGAATCACTTCTGAAAGGATTTTCTCGAAAGGGATTTAATACTAGTTACTAACTGATTCTAGAAAGATAGTAATAATCACTTTGAAGATAATAGTAGTTAACTGGTTACTAGATGATTCTAGATCACTTTAATGATCATGAAAGGTATTGGTATCCCTTCGGGATTGCAACCTTCGGTTGCTATATTGCTTTCTGATTATTATTTCTTCAAACGAGTATGATCTATAATTTACATAATGAAGGGTCCACGTTTGATGTACTTTTAGACAATCTATGAAGGAGGGCTTTAGCCCGACTGAATACAATCACCTTCTAAAAGAGATAAAATTTTCTCGTTATAAATAATAGTGTACTTACTTGATTCACTTTCTTTTAGAGGATTTCCACTATGAACCATAAAATGACTACCACTACTCCTTTCATCCTGTTAGGTTTTGATGCTGATAGCTTCCACAATGACAAGTTAATGAAAATCTTTGTTGAACGTCGTTACAACATTCTTTTCAACTCTGATGAATCCCATTTCTCTAGTGCATGGTATGCGTTTTTCCGTAATAAGAAGCCGACCATCGTTGTTAACTGCTTCACCGATGAAGACCGCTTAAAGTACCAGAATCTACCAGCAATTATTGTTCGTGATGATCTGCCGTTTGAAGTCCGTTCCGGTGACATTGATCTGGGTAGCTTCTTGACTCTTCGTGAACTGGACGAAGCAATGTTTAACTACGGTAAAGAAAACGCTCAGGAAGCCCCAGAAGAAGACGAACAAGACGAAGATGACGATGACTATGCACCAATCGCTTTTTCTTCTCAGAATGGCTTCTATGGCTATGATGAAGGCTTAGATATGCTGTAAGTTAGGTCAACCCTTTGGCATCTTGTCAAGGGGTGTTGACAAATTTTTCTGGCTTTTTTATGATTGTCGCACTTGACAACTTTGAACCGATTTGACCTAGATTTGTAAAGAGGATGTTAATTATGAACACTACCAAGAAAATTGATGGACGTAAAAACCCGAACCGCAAACCGTGGACACCTAACCTGAATTTCTCAATGGTTGATTTCCACGAGCGCAAACGCCTCATTCAAGAAGAAATTGATCGCTGTCTTGCCGAATCTAAGATGAGATAAAAACTTCTTATAAATAAAATTGTTCCGGTTGAGATGCCGGAACTAGGAGGACCAAATCACTAAACCGTTTAAGGGGAATTAATACTATGAATACTGTTACTGTTATGAATACTGCTGTTAAAACTGCTTCCGTGTCTCTGGTTGTTGATAACACCAAACCGCTGACCATGTCTTCCCGTCAGATCGCTGAATTTACCGGAAAAGAACACAAAAACGTTAAACGTGATATTAAATCCATGCTCGATGCTCTGGAATTAGATGTGCTCAGTTTTGAGCGCACCTATCTTGACCAGTGTGGACGTGAACAAACCGAATATCACTTAGACGAAGAAATGACGCTGACTCTTGTCACTGGTTACGATGTTAATCGTCGTCTGGTTGTTATTCAGGAATGGAAACGACTGAAAGAAGAAAATGAAAAACTGCGTCAGGAACGTTTAGCCGTTAACCCGTATGCAGACTTTGAAGAAACCGACTGGATCGAACTGGCGTTAAAGAAAACTCGCGAAAATAAAAAGCTGATTGAACTTCATGTTCGTAAGTCTGTAGATAGCCATTCAATGACGCGTCTGTTAGGCGCTAAAAAGGGCGCTACGAAGGTTAAAGAAGCACTGACGGCCTTGCGTACTGCTGGATATATTGAGCGCGTCTATGATGAAAATAACAAGCCGTGTGGGTATGTTGCTAATGATTCTTCTCTGTCTTTCTGCCGCATGAATGCTCATTACCAGCTTGAGTTTACTGTTGATGTGCTTCCGGTGCTGGTTGAATTGGGTGTTCTGGAAGAAGAACAGAAAGCAACTCTGAATCTGCCTAAACCGAACAACACTATTCTGATTCAAAATAAAGCTGCTGAACGTATCCGCCAGAATGCTGGCTCTCTGGAAGTCTTTGGACTGTAATAATTTTTGCCCCTGAATTTCAGGGGCTTTTTTGTTTTCTGTAGGTATAAAAAAGCCACTCCGAAGAGTGGCAAAGAGAATCAAAAACCTGTTGCTTCTACGATCTGACCATCACCGATCTGAACATAGAATTTAATGTCTAACTTCTTCATATTCTTATAGAATTGGGCGATTGAGATCCCATGTTCACTAAGAATCTGTTCTTTCGCTTCCTTACCACGATCCGCTGTATAGTAAGCGTAGGCAATATCAGCCATCTGTTCAGCGTTAAAACGGGCAGGGCGACCGCGAGTAGCTTTAGTAGTCATAGTCATTTTCTCCAAATTAAAGTGAATGTTCACCTTTATTTAGAGGACTTAGATTTTATAGGAAAAAGTTCTCCATCGTCAATACTCATAAAGAACTCAACCTTAATCCCGTACTTCTTCAACCGTGAATAATATGTACCCCGACTTATATCAACCTTGCGAAGCACTTCAAAGAAGGATTTAGGATCGTTGTAATAGTGGCTGTACTTCACGTTAGCGAGTTCAACGAATAGTTCCCTTGTATCACCATATCCTTTCTTAAAAGCTATGTTACGTGGCATTGTAATAGCCATATTATCCCTTGTCTGTTTCAACACTTCTCTGATCGGCTTCCACTGCAATCTATAGATCTGGCCTCCATCTACTCGATAGAACCGTTTAATGTCAAAATCAAACCATTCTCGGACTCTCTGAAACTCTGTATGTGATGTGCGATGCTTTCTAAAGAAGTTGTGAAGATCTCTATATCCATTATCGCGGTACAATTCTATTAAAATCTCTTTCGCGTCCTCACGACTAAAGCCAGAAGTGGTTATATCTGTTTTTAAATGCTTGTGTTTAACTGGTAAACGATATTCATGATCGGTACAACAAGAAAAGGCTAATTCTAATTCATCTCTTTGTTGCTGATTAATTAGCATACAACCCCCTTAAATCTTAATACCCGTATTTATCAAAAAATCAACAACTTAATAAATACCTTCATATTTCGTAATGAGGGTAATTACATGAAACTGATTTCTAATAAGGCCAAATTAAAAAAGATTCTTAAAAATATCTCTGCGGCAATTCGCCCACCTAAAGCCATGAAACCTAGCGAATGGGTAGAGGCTAATGTAGTTGCTACCGATGGTGTTAAAGCCGGATCGCTAATTAAATTGCATCCCTTCCAACGTGGAATGATGGACGCGATCACCGAAGATAGGCGAAAAATTGTTCTAAAGTGCTCGGCGCAGTTGGGTAAAACTCTTGTGCTAAACGGTATTATCTTTCACAGGATCGCCAGCAACCCTACTAACATCGGTGTTTTGCAAGCAAACGTTCGAGAATTGAACTCATGGATTGCGGGTAAGGTGAAGCCAGTATTAGAGGCAACCCCAGAATTAAAGGCGATGATCACCGACAAGTCAGATCGCAATGCCGTTAACAACTCATCGATTATTCAGCTTCGTAACGGATCATTCATGTATTTCATGTCGTTGAATAGTCCGTCACATCTTCGCGGTAAAACACTCCCTTTGATTATTCTTGATGAAGTTGATGCGGCTGATGAGTCAGACGAAGGGAACCCGATCCAACTAGCGGAACAACGCGCAACCACTTTCGGGGATGACGCAAGGATCATAATTGCTTCCACTCCAACCGCTCGTGATGGGGCGATAAACCAACAATGGGAACTCTCGGATAAGAGGAAATACTATGTTCCTTGCCAGCATTGCGGACACAAACACGTAATGGAATGGAGTAGAGTTTTCTTTGATTGGCATGTAATCAATGGTAAATCACTGCCGAATCCTGACACAGCCGTTTACCGTTGCCCGTCATGTGAAACCGATTGGACAGAAGGGGCTCGCCTACGTGCTGTTGCTCAAGGTGAATGGGTAGCAACCGAACCAAACGCGGAAGTAATCGGTTTTCATGCTAACCGCCTTATGTCTCCGTTTAGTTCTATCCGTGCGTGTGTGGTGGACTTTGCTGATAGCTACGCGAATATGTCACTGGCAACGTTCTACAATACAGTCCTCGGTGAAACCTTCGATGATCTTAACGAAGACCGCACAGCCGACGAACTGGAAACGCTGAAAACTGATATTAGTCTAGACAATATTCCTGATGATGTACTTGCTCTGGTTAGTGGTGTTGACCAGCAAAAAGACCGTCTTGAATCTACCTTGCTGGGTATCTCTCGTAAGGGGATATGCGTAGTTGATCACCGATCATTCTATGATGTGAACTGCGAACGCCACGAATCACCAGCATATGACCAGCTTTACAACTTCCTGAAAGCTAAATTCTATACCCGATCCGGTCAACGAATCCCGATGCTATCTGCTTTCGTGGACTCATCGAACGGACGAGCTACAAACGTGATCTATCGCTTCTGCACTAGGTGGCAAAACCTATGCGCCATTAAGGGTGCAAGCAATGTTGATGCTCCAATCCTTCCGGTCAAGGACACAAGAACGGGCGGTTTTACCCTTAAAATTCTGGGCGTAAACAATCTTAAGACGATGATCCGTGAAATGATTAACCGGAACTTGAGAGACAGCGATCCGCATACTGTCTTCCAGATTGGTGACGTTCCTGATGACTACTGCGAACAATTGTTATCTGAACAGTTGAAACGGCAGGGTAATACGACACGTTGGGTAAAAGTTGGACAGCAACGTAACGAGGGATTGGACTGTCTTACATATGCCGTGGCTAGTTATCGTCATGTGCTTAATAAAATGTCATGGGAAAAACTGGAAGCCATCAAAGATAGTTTGAACCGCGAACCAGAAGAACCCGTAAAAGCTCCTGAAACGCAATCTGACGAGCAAATAGAAGAAAGTAAGCCAATCACACGACCACAACGTCAAAACATCGCCAGACGTCCAAATAGAGGCCGTAGCTGGGTAACATCGTTCTAATAACTCGCCGTCCTTCGGGGCGGCTTACTCCTAAATATTGTTAATCCAATAACAATTAAATAAGGGGTAATTATGAGTTTAGAACTAATTCCCTTAGTAATTCGTAAAGGTGAAAAAATCACGCTGGCGAATGAAGAGGGTGTAACAATTCAGGTAGGAAATAGTAAAGGTATCATTTATCAGGTTGATGATACTCCGGCTAATCATGAGATTAAAACCTTAGATTTTGCCGAGGGTAAATATACCATCGTAATAACTTTGGAAGAAGAACTGGTATCAATGCAGGAATTAACTGTTTTACCAGTATTCGCCAAACAAAGCAAAAAAGACCATCTGCGGGAAACTATCGCCACCATCGAGCAAGTTATTTTCGCCCGTTTATCTGGGGACGAAGCCGCATTATCTCAAATGACAGTGAAAGGGAATACTTTCGCCTATGAGTCATTGGCTGTTCTCCAGCAATTAAAGACTGATTATGAACGTCAGTTATCAAAATTAATTCAAGCCGAACGACGTAAACAGGGAATTAGCCCGATTAAAAATATCAAATTACGTCTTACGCGATAAGGGGTAAATCATGTTTAATCTTTTTCGACGCAATAAGGCGGTAGAAACTCCAGTTAAAACTAATCACCGCCAGCAACAACCAAAAATTTTCATCGATAAGCAAGTAGAAAAATTCCAGAAATCTCTGGCGACTCGTAGTTTAGGACTGGTAGGTGATCGCATTGATGGTGCACTTCAACAAGACACTATCACAGGAACCTTCAATAAGGCTCTCAAATCAAACGGTATGCGTCTTTATGATCAGGGTCGTACTTTGGCCTTAAACACTTCCGTAGGCAGTCGCTACACGCAATACATCACCGATATGGTGGTAGGTACTGGCCTAGATCCGAAGCCGTCAATCGTTAAATCAAATGGCAAACTTGATAGCGCACTGAATAAGCAGATCGAGAATGCTTTCTGGAAGTGGGCGCAGAATGCTAAACGCTTCTCTCGTAACGGTCGCTTTAACTTCCGTGAATTGCTGGTAATGGCTGAACGTGAGCGCGTTATGGGTGGTGAGTGCTTCATCGTTTTAACCAAAGAAAACAATGAGTTACATGTTTCTATCCTGTCTGCTGATAAGTGCGACTGGTCGCTCAACCGTGAAGTAAGCAAAGAACGTGCTATCTATCAGGGGATTGAGTATGACGTAGAAACAATGCGCCCTGTAGCATACTGGTTTAGAAAAGTCAACCTACTGACTCAGACCTACACTGGTGATCATTATAGAGTCGAGGCTTCGCAAGTATGCCATTACTATCAGCCCTTGTGTGCCGAGAGTTTGCGCGGCGTGACCGACTTCCTACCAGTGATTAAGGATATCGCACATCAAGACGCATTCCGCGAAACCGCGATCGTCCAGAAACGTATTGCAGCTAGCTCTATGGGCTTTATCGAACGTCCGAAAGATTCTGGTGACGATTTTGATACCGGTGAAGATGAAGACCAATATCAAGCGCCGGAAGTAGTACAGGATTTTGCACCTGGTACTATTCAGGAATTACCGGAAGGGGCAACGATCAAGAGTATCCAAGCTACTCAATCAGGCGATGATTTCAAATCCTTTAACGATGCGATGCAGGGTAGCGTCTCGATGGGTCTTGGCGTGTTTAAACAGGGCTTAACAGGAGATTGTTCACAGATCAACTACTCAGCCGCACGTTTCGGTGAACTACTTCAACGTAACCGCGTTAAAGCACTACAAAACAAATTGATTGAAACAGTGGTATTGCCAATTTTTGAAGCATATCTACGTCATTATTCCGCGCGTGGTATTGTTCCGATTCGTATTACTGCAATCCCGCATATTATCGAGAACACTACTATTATTCGTCCGCGTTTTGAGTCCGTCGATGTTATTAAAGATGTGAACGCTGATATTGCTTTAATTGATAAAGGACTTAAATCACGTACTGCCGTTATATTAGAACGTGGTGATGATCCTGAAAAAGTATTCTCAGAGATTCAAGCCGAAAAGAGCGCACTAAATATTATCGTTAATGGCGAGGGTGAAGAAAAAAATTCCCCAGCCGATCCCTAATAACCAACGGGGGCGCAATGCCCCCAATTAATTAAAGGTGATTAAATGCTTAAATTTCGCCGCGATCTTAACGGTTACGGTGGAGTTATTAACGAAGGGCATAACGATCAATACGAGTTTGAAATTGCTTTCTCCAGTGAACAGCCTTATCAGCGCCAATTCTGGGATGAGCAAAATCAAGAAATGGTGGTATTAGATGAAATTCTGGTACATACACCGGAAGCGGTTGATCTGTCTCGTCTGAATAATAACGCTCCGTTGCTGTTCAATCACAATTTCGATAATCACATTGGTGTCGTTTGTAACGCTCGAATCGATGCGGATAACGTAGGTCGTGCTCTGGTTAAATTCTCCAAGCATGGGACTATGGCTAATGATATTCGTAACAAAGTCATTGAAGGTACGATGGAAAAAATTTCTGTCGGCTATGACATTAAAGAGTATCACATCGACTACGCCAAATCGCAACTCATTGTTTCTAAATGGATTCCACACGAAATTTCGTGGGTCACGGTCCCGGCTGATGATTCGGTCGGTCTGAATCGCTCTCTAAATACTATCACAGTTAATTTGGAGGCTAAACGCGATATGACTAAAGAACAAATCGAAGAAATTAAAGAAGAACAAGAAGCCGCTCCGGTTGAAGAAACTCCGGTAGAAGAAATTAAAGAACCGGAAGTTGAAGAAACTCAAGAGCGCCAAGTTGAAGAGAATAAAGAAGATGAAAATCTCGAAGACGGAAAAGACGCTAAACATCCTGAAAGTGTTGATGATGATAGTTCAACTGTTCGGGAAGAAGAAATAAAAGAAGAACGTGAAGCTGCTCCGGTTGAAGAAGAAAAAACCGAGGAAGTGGCTGAACGTTCCGAAGAAGACGAATTAGAAATTCGCGAAATTGCACGCGAACTAAATATTGACGACGAAGAATTAAAACGCGCATTGGCAATTAAAGACATGACGCCGGAAGCATTCCGCACTAAGGCACTAAATAACATTACCAATGCTCAACGTAATAACGAACAACAAATTAATAAGGAATCCATCATGGAAAAAACTTTTGACCTGAACAACGTAATTCGCTCTCTGGTAGATGGTGCTGCTCTGGGCGCTCATGAAGCTGAATATTCCGCAATGGCTGCTACTGCAACTATGCAGCGTGGTCGTGCTGCTCGTGGTGGCTCTGTATTCGTTCCGGCTGCTGCTATGCGTGCTGCTTCCGAAGGTAACACCAAAGCTACTCTGACTGCTGTTACTGATGAAAAACTGCTGACTGAATCCTACATCGAAATGCTGCTTCCTGCTTCGTGTCTGGGTCGTCTGGGTGTGACCGTTCTGTCTGGTCTGAATAGCCCGATCGCTGTTCCGAAAATGACCGCTTCCAGCGTTGACGCTTTCGGCTTCGTTGATGAAAACGGTGCTGCACCGGAAAGCAAAGCTGAATTTGCAAACGTGAAAATGGCTCCGAAAACTTTTGCTGGTGGCAACCCGATCAGCCGTCAATCTCTGAAAACTGTTCCTAATATCGCTACCCTGATCACTGATCACATTAACAAAGCTGTTCGCATCAAACTGGAACAACTGATTCTGTCTGATAAAGAAAATGCTCGTGGTCCGGCTGGTCTGGTTAAACAACTGGTAGACGGTGGTCGCGTGACTAAGAAAACCGCTTTCAGCTATAAAGACCTGCTGAAAGAGATTGCCGCATTGACCGACGCTGGCGTTCCTGCTCAGGCTATCAAGTTCGCTATGAGTGGTGCAACTGCTGCTGAACTGGAATCTACTCCGAAATCTGATCGTGGTGATGCTCAAGGCTTCATTATGGAAAACGGCAAAATTGCTGGTTATGAAGTAGTTACTTCTGGCGTTATCCCGGCTGGTCACATCGTTCTGGGTGACTTCTCCGGTATTATCGTTGGGGAATGGGGAGGTCTTGAGCTAGATCTGGACGATTCAACCTACCGTGCGCAGTCCGCGATCGTGCCTCGTGTATGGCTGGATTTGGACTACGTTGTAGCACAGCCGGAAGCTCTGAAAGTTCTCCAGATTGGCGCTGAATGAACTCCTGTAGAACCATCTGAACCTTCCCCCGATTTGGGGGAAGAAAATCTGATTCCTGAACCGGAAGAAGAATCCCAGACGGTTAAGGCGAAAGCCACAGTTAAAAAACAACGTAAAACTAAAGAATAATAATTAGCCCTGCCTAACGGTGGGGCTTTTTTGTATGTAAATACTCCATAAAGGGGGTAACTATGTTCAAATTATCAGAATCACAATTATCAAGAATGTTTAAGAGTGCTCCTGTATTTTCGGTGGAAGGTGGTAAATCAATTCGTGCTTATCATGAAATTACTACTACCGACGAACAAGGGGTAATGACAGAAACAGAATTTCTATTCTGTCGTGAGGGAGACTTAAAGCAAGGTGATATTGTCACAGTAGAAAACCAGCGTTTCAAAGTTCAATATATTAAGCGCAATGGTGATAATACCACTGATTGCTTTATTACTCTGGCAGGGGGTACACATGCTCGCTACCGTTAATAATATGCCGAGACTGAAAATCAAACGCGCCTTGCAAGATATTATCGAACAAGATTTAGGTCTGGCTTTAAACGTAGAACAAACTCAGCAAGGCTTTAGTGATGACGTGGTTTGTTGGATTACTGGCATGAATGAAACTTATACGCGTGTTCGTGGCGGTAATGCAATGCAAGCTGAATGCGTTATCGAAATGCAATTATATTCTCAGATTCATGAAACCAAAATTCATGAGGGTATTTGCCAGATAATCCAGATTCAGCCGGATAACCCACGTTTTAAAGATTTGGGCTTCTCTATTTCAGATATCACTCCAGTAGCTTCTAATACCGATTATGACGATGATTCTAGTGATGGGGGTATCGTTGGGACACTTAGCCTTAAATTTTCTTATCTAGCGCGTTTTTAAGGGGTAATAATGAATATTACGCATGATAACTTAGATATTTTTACGGGGTCGCATGTTGAAGTCTCCGTTTCTACTATGGTCGATAGCCAGCCGGACTTTTTCGATCCTAGTTTTAGTTCTATTGAGAACGTCGCAGCATTCCCTACGCTAACCGAATCCACAGAGATAGAAACTCTGGAAGAGTACGATCAGGACGCTACGGGGAAACTTGCTGGTTATCGTAGACTGGAACCGACAACACTCACGTTAAACCGTGTTCTTGACGATGAACATCAAGCAATGTTGATGAAAGCGGTAGAGGATAAAACACCTTTACGCTTCCGTATGTTCTATGTTGTGAACTCTGGCTATAGTGCTGCTAACACTGGTTACTATGTCATCTATGATGCTTACGTCACATCACACAAAACCCGTGGTAGTGATAACAAAGCTGTAACACTGGAATTTAAACTTGAACCAGATGGCGGGATTCTGGCAAGGGGTATTGCTACCGAAGGCCGGATCTTACGTCAGGGTGATTTTGGTTTGGGTGCTGGTGTAAATCCATTCACGGGTCCGATTGATAGTGATGCTTTAGCCGGAAACCGTTTCGTAACTTACAAGGGAACTGCTAGCGGTAATCCATATTCAGCCGACACATCATTAATTCACCTTCAAGCTAATGAGCATGGCGCATGGCAATTAACCTGTAATACTTCTGGCGCACCACGTTTACGCGTCCGAAATATTCAGGAAAACGGTCGCTCTGAATGGATCAAGGTATATTCCACTAATGAGAAACCGACACCTAGCGAAATTGGCGCAGTAGCTAAGACTGACCGGATCGACTTCGGGGAGTATTGATTCACTTCCTAAATAAAACATGACGCGGGGAGGTTAACGCCTCCCTTATTCCTGTTTTATAGTGAGGTGATTCTAGATGCAATCAATCCAATTTAAACGCACACAGACGGCTGGTAAAAAACCAACGCCGGAACAATTATCACAGGGTGAGATCGCCTTACAACTGGCGGACCATGTGATTTACACCAAAGATAAAAATAATAACGTAGTCCAAATTAGTGTTTCTCCAGAAAAACACGCTGAACTGAATACGAAAGTAGACACCAACAAGGTCAACACAGATAAGGTTATTGCAGCAAACAAAACCGAAGCCGCTAATAATCTGGCTACGGCTAAAGCCGAACTGAATCAGACTATCACTTCTACCCGTGATACTCTCAATGCTTCAATCACTGCTGGCGATACCGCAGCCAACAAACGAATTGATGCTTTGACTACCACAGTAGGTAACAATAAAACCGAAGCGGCTAACGCTCTGGCGGCTGCTAAGACTGAACTGAATCAGACTATTACTTCAACCCGCGATACTATCAACGCAACAATTAACAAGAACAAGACAGATATTAATGCGCGAGTTGATCAGACGAATACCAACGTTACTAACTTAACGAATACTGTTTCAGCAAACAAATCAGCTATTGAAAAGACGGTAGCGGATAATAAGAAAGATGCTGATACTAAGATCACCAACTTAACCAACACTGTTAATAACAACCATACCGCAATTAACAACAAGGTAGACCAGAACAAGACTAGCACTGATGCCGCAATTGCCGCAGCTAACCAGCGAATTGATTCTATTGAAGGTAGTGCCGATGCTGCTTACATCAAGAAGAATACCAACACTAAGCATGGCGGGTATCTGTTAAGCAAAACCGCTAATTATCTGGAAGATGCAACCGCACGAGATCTTAACTACTTCGGTGCTTTCCGTACCAACGGTCTTGATGGGCTTCTCGAACTAACCCTAAACGTTCCGCATTCTTCCGGTATTCAGCACGGTCGCGGATTTACTTTCCAGTATGGTCACACTGGATCGCGCGTAGAAACTTACGGTTACGATAGACAAGGCCAAAAATCATTTAGTTATAAAATGTATCACGAAGGTGATAAGCCAACTCCAGGCGAGATCGGCGCATACACCAAAGCCGAAGTTGATAAGATGTTTGTTAAGCCCGTTCATATGTCAACTGGTGAAAATGCGGCTGGTTACTTTAAACTGGCAACGGCAACAATTCCACAAGGTGGTCGAGGCTTTTTCATCCGTATTTTCGGTGGAAATGGTTATAACGTTAATAGTCCTGATCAGTGTGATATTGTAGAAATTGTTATCCGTTCCGGTAACGGAAACCCGAAAGGTGTAAACGTTGTAGCTTATCGTCGAAATACTAATAATGAATTTGAAACCTTTGCGATCAATACTTCTGGTGATAACTATGATGTATACGTGAAATATCGCAAATATACCGATAAAGTTACTGTAGAGTATGGCAAAAGTGCTGATGTGACTTTAAATGTATATGATACACCTGAATTAACTCTCGTTAAGCCGTCTACTGGTGTTAACGAAGGTCGTGTTATTACCTTGTTTAACACTGAAAATAAACGCGGTACTCTGTCTTTTGATAATAACCCGCAAGCAACTTACGATATTGTAAGTTTGAGTAACACACAAGAACGCGCTAAAAAATATCTTCGTAAATTCCGTAGTCAAGCCGTTGAAACTATCTGGCATGAAACTGTTGAAGGTAGCGTATATCGTTTGGCAACTGGTGCAACCGACGCCGACGAGAAGTTAAGAATTGATTCACAAGGGACTTCCGTAACTCGCCTTTTCACTAAGGGCAATAATGCTATCCGAATGGAACGACGCACCGGACAAAGTAACTACCTAGAATATTATGATTATCGTAGCGGTGCTAACCGCCGTCAAGGTTATCTAGGCTATGGTGATGGGACTACTAACACGTTACAGCTAGTCAACGAATTAACGGAAGGTAATAACTCATTACGTCTAGATGATACTGGTCAAGTTACGTTGTCAGTAGGTAAAACCAAAATTGTATATACCAACGGACAATATTATTCTGCTAACTCAGATGCATTCCGTATGATTTACGGTAACTATGGTGCATTCTGGCGTAATGATGGTGCTAAAGTTTACCTTCTTTCGACCGCAGAAAATGATCGTTTTGGCGGGTGGAACGGTTATCGACCGTTCATTTATGACCTGGGTAGCGGTAATGTTACTTTGGGTGGTGATGGTAACGAAGGTGCATTAGTCTTAGAACGTGCAAGCAAAGCCGCTCGTTTTGCTGGTGACATTTACGTTGGCAAAGGAATGTTAACATTTGATGCCGGACGATTAAATTCTCGTGATTACTTCCGTTTTAACCATTGGGGTGATAGCAATAACGCCCGTGATAATATCCTACAACTTGACGATAGCAAAGGCGCTCACTTTACCACTGAACGTACTTTAGCAACGGGTGCTATTAAAACTAAATTCTTCGGTGATTTGGAAGCTGCTGGTCAAATTAAATGGGGTAAGGGTACAGCTACTTCCAGCTTTAATATTCGTGCGTGGGGCGCTGATGCTCGTAAACAAGTATTCGAATGTGCGGATGAAAGCGGATGGCATTTCTATACCCAACGTCCGGGCGGTCCAGGTACTGAATTAATCGAGTTTGCCATTAACGGTACTGTTAAGCCTAAAGCAATTCACTCAGGCGGTAATATCACTCTGAACGGTGCTGATATTGAGTTTAAGCGCACTGGCAATAAGCATTTGTGGTTTAGAGATCCGAACGGCTTAGAGTTGGGTCTGTTGTACTGTGATGATGCTGGCGTTATGCGTATGCGCGGTGAAAAACAAGCCGAAGTCTGGAAATTCGCTGGTAAGATGATTCACCTTGAAACGGGCACGGTCGGTAACGGTGCTGGTTTGATTCGTGGTGCTGTAGGCGGTGGCGCGTGGACTCAATGGAGAGATCGCGGTACTGGTTTGCAGGTTGATTGTCAACAATCCGAAAACTCAGCACATAACATTTGGCGAGCAACCCATCAAGGAAAATACCATCTTGCAGCAATGGGTGTACATGCCTCTGGTGGTAGTGTTGCTAATACTGTTGTTCGTATGCATGTACATGATGCCAACTTTGATTTTGCCGCATCTGGTGATTTTACCGCAGGTCGCAACGGTAGCTTTAACGATGTTTACATTCGCTCTGACTCCCGTCTGAAAATTAACAAGGAAGAATTACAGGACGGTGCATTAGAGAAAGTAAACTCCCTGAAAGTATACTCTTACGATAAAGTTAAATCTCTTTCCGATGACACAGTGATTAAACGCGAAGTAGGTATTATTGCTCAGGATCTGGAAAAAGTATTGCCGGAAGCAGTAGGTATTCAATCTACCGAAGATCCAGAACAACCGGAAGCAATCAAGACTATTTCTAACTCTGCTGTCAATGCTTTAATCATCAAAGCAATGCAGGAAATGGACGCCAAATATAAAGCGCAGATCGAAGCATTACAGAAAGAGATTGCCGAACTGAAAGCAACTAAATAATAAAAGTCGGGGGACTAGTTCCCCCGTTATAAACAATTTTAATTAAGGGGTAATTCTATGTCTCAGCAATTTAAAGATATTTTTACTGGTGGTCTGGTAAGTATGTTCTATCACGCCGATACCACTAACACCGCTCTCGATCATGAAAGCTACGAAGAAATTAAAGAGTGTGCTGGTTTTCCTGAAACTGGTATCGAGCGCGGCACTGTAGAAGTTAAATCCTTCTCTTCTCAGTATAACCGTAAGCTGGTAGGTAAACTGAACGTTCCTGATCTGACTCTGACCGTTAACTACATCCCAGGCGATGCGGTACACGAGAAGCTCATTAAAGCTGCCGAAGACGGTACTCGTATTCAGATTAAGATTGAATACTATGTAGATGCAGCAAAACAGACTGGTATTCGCACCGCTTTCAACGGCTTCATCTCTAAAGTTGCTATGAACGGTGGCGATGAAGAAGTGGTGACTAAAGAGTTTACCTTCGCTGTTGATGGTGCTCCGCTGAAACAGGAAATCTTCACTGCCGGATGAACTAACGAAGAACTTCCTTTACCAGAACCTGAACCACAGCCGGAACATGAAGCGGTAGTGATTCCAGAAGTAGAAGAAGTTACGGCGAAAGCCACAGCAAAACGAGGCCGCAAGGCTAAAGATTAATTATAAGCCCTGCCTTAATGGTGGGGCTTTTTTATTGGAGTAATCAAAATGGCAAATGTCGTTAAAGTTCCTGGCTGGATCGGATCATCGGCTGTATCGGTGACGGGTAAGCGATGGATGAAAGAAGCATTAACAGCTTTAAAAGTTCCGGCTCCACGTAATATGTCGGCAATGGCTGGTCGTGGTATGGATACGGTTGTAGCTACTGCATCGTGGTCTACTTCATTGGGTAATAACTGGGGCGTAACTGCTTCAAACTATCCTGTTTCCGGTATGCAAAGCAAAGGATCTATGGAGAACCCCGAAAACGTGGGCGTAGGGCGTCTGGTTGGCGTTATCGTTGGTCAATTCAATGGCGGTACTCCTACTATGGCTGTATATCTCCAGAACGGTAGAGCGGGGAATATAACCGTTAATTTGGGTGGTGCTGCTGTCACTGTTCCTTATAACAGTATGCAAAGTGGTTTTCATTACTATTGGTTAAGCAATCCTCCGGCTGCTTTCCTCAATAACATTAAGAAGACTGGCACTAAGCAGACTTTGAAAATCTCTTAAATTCTAAATAAATACAGCGTAATCACTATTAATGAGGAAACAATAATGAATCTGAATGAAATGCTGAAAGCTCTTTCTCCGAAACGTGAATCTTTAACCCTCGGCGGATTTACGTTCTATGCTCGCCCTATGTCGGTGCAAGAATTTAATGAACATGTTTTCAATACTGATAAAAAAGACCGTGATGAACGCTCTATTCTTCGTTGTATTGAAGATGAAGACGGTAAGCCAGTATTTGAATCTATTGAACAAGTTAAGGCACTGTATACTAGCGTCCGCAGCGAATTAATCGGCTTAGTTGCTCAAGCATCATTGATGAAAGATGCGGCGGTAATTGAAAACGAGGTAAAGTAAACCCGCTCTTGAATTTTTATTTTCGGCAAATGATGCGTCGGGGCTTGAGTAAAGATGAGATGGATAATATGCCAATTACGCTATTTTGGGCGTTGCATATATTCGATACATATCTTGAACCACAAAGCCCCCTATATCAAGATGCGCGACATGCACAGTCGATGTATTACATGCACGTTACATCTCCTAACATGACTCGTGAATGGTTGAATAAAATCAATGTTAACCAATTCCGAATGATTAAGGACGACAAGCAATTTAAAACGCAAGAAGAAATAAAAGAAATTGCTCGTAAGAAAGAGGAAGAACGTAACTCTGCTTTGGTTGATAGTTATTTCGACGCTTCATTATTACAAAAGCTCAAGAGCGGTCAATTGGGGTAATTTATGACAAAACATATAGTAACAATAGAAGGGGATAATAAAGGTCTAAGGAGAAGTACCAATGAAGCCGCTGACCTTCTCGATAGTTTGTCTGAAAAGGCAAGTAATATTGATTTTGGCGGTGGCTTGTCTGGTTTGACTGGATCTCTTCGTGGGATCGCTGGCTCTGCTGGTTTAGCTGCTGGTGGTATCGGCTTAGTTGCGACCGCAGTGGTTGCAGCCGCTAAAGCTGGTGCGGAATACGTTAAACAGTATTCAGAAGTATCTAAGGCGACCGGACTCTCGATTGAATCCCTTCAAAAATTAGAAAAGGAGTTCTCTGGTACTGGCTTAACAGTTGAAAAATTTGGTGATATCAACAAAGACACCTTAGATAAAATGGGTGATGCATGGGCTAACGGTGGTGGTATTGCCGATGACTTAGAATCGGTTGGCCTTAAGTTAGAAAACTATGCTCACTTCATGACAGATCCGCAAGGTGGTATGAAAGCGGCGATCCAAGTGTTCTATGACATGAAGAAAGCCGGAAAATCAATGGCTGAAATCAAATTCATGATGGAATCTTTAGCCAGTGATTCAAGTCATATGACCAGCCAGCTTGAGAAATATAATAGTGCTCAAGAGGCAATGATCGCTATTCAGAATCAATCTGTTAACGTCACCGAAGAAAACGCCAAGAAATACGATAAATTTTCTCAGAATATCAGTAAGCTGGAAAATAACCTGAAAGGTGTTGGCATGACCATTACTGGTCCGCTTGTTGATAGCTTAAACTGGTTATTTGAATGGTTTAATATTGATTGGGAAAAGAGTTCTCTATTCAGGGCATTAGACCGACTGAATAAAGAAGGTAAGACCGCAACGGGTGGTATTCTTAACGCCAACCATAAAGACGCTCAAAAGATTATTGACAAGTACAATAAAGAAAAGCGTTGGAATAATCTGGCAGATTGGGAAAAGGCCGCGATCCGTGGTGCTGGTGTCGATCCTCGTACTGCTGGCTTTGATGTTGAAGGATTTAAGAAACGTTTTGGTAATTCTTATAAAACTTCAAGCGGTGCTCTGATTGTTGTCGATAATGGGGAACATCTGACACGCAAGGCAGATCCTAACCGTGATTTGACTATCCCAGCTACACCAACTAGACCAGCTTCATTGGGTAAGTCTGGTAATGAGAAGAAAGCCGAGGAAGAAGCCAAGAAGAAAGCAGAAGATGCAGCTAAAAAAGCGAAGGAAACCGCAGAAAAAGCACAGAAAGCACGCGAGGACGCAATCAAGCGACTGAATGCACTTGATGTTAAATTGCAAGGACAAGTTGCCGCGTCTATCACTTCCCAGAATAGCCAGTTGCAAAACAGCTTAAAAGATGTGAATGATGCGTTGGCTCTGGGCTTAATCTCTCAGGAAGACGCAGCCGCGAAACGCCAGGCGCTAATCGATCAGAATACTGAAAACGTTTATAAAATGATGTTGGGTGCTGATCCGATTGATGCTCTGAATGCTTTAACACAATTGCAACAAATCAGGGACAACGAGCTAGAAAGCCATAAACGGTTACTTGATGGTAAAGCTATCTCCTACGAAGAATATATGCGTCGTGTGAATGATACCGAACAAAATTATTCACAGATTGAAAACTCTTTACAGGGAATGGATGGTTATAAAACCAATCAATTAACTAGTGGTTATGATTATCAGGATTCAAATAGCCCGTTTGAACCGCCCCGGTTTTCCTGGAGAGTGTTTTATCTGTGAACTCAGGCTGCCAGATCATCGTTTCTGATGGAAGCATAATAAGCTTTTTCTGCTTCTGCCGGAGGGATATGACCCAGCCTTCCCAGCAATCGTCGATTGTTATACCAGTCCACCCACGTGAGTGTGGCCAGTTCCACTTCTGCACGGTTTTTCCAGCTCTTACGGTGTATTACCTCCGCTTTGTAAAGACCATTGATGCTCTCCGCCATCGCGTTGTCATACGAGTCACCTGTACTCCCTGTTGATGCCAGCAGTTTTGCTTCTTTTAGTCGCTCCGTATAGGCCAGTGATACATACTGAGAACCTTTATCACTGTGATGGACTGTGCCGGACGGCCGACGGGCCCACAACGCCTGCTCCAGTGCATCCAGCACGAATGTCGTTTCCATAGACGATGAGACTCGCCACCCCACGATACATCCGGCAAACACATCAATGATGAACGCCACATAGACGAAGCCCTGCCATGTGCTGACGTAAGTAAAATCAGCCACCCACAGCTGGTCAGGACGTTCTGCCACGAACTGACGGTTTACGCGGTCGCCTGCGGAAACGGCTTTCCGGCTGACGGTAGTACGGACCTTTTTACCCCGGAGAACACCGGCAAGTCCCATAACCGCCATGAGGCGCGCCACTGTACATCTGGCCACCCTGATACCTTCGCGTAACAACTGGCGCCAGACTTTACGCACACCGTACACCTGATGATTTTCATCGTATACGCGCTGTATCTCTCTCTTCAGCCAGTCATCGCGCTGAGCACGGGCACTGCGTTTATCAGGATGATGTCGCTGTTGCTGACAGTGGTAATACGTTGACGGGGCAATATGCAGTTCACTGCATACCGGTCCGACCCCGTACTGCTCACGCAGCTTATCCAGCAGCGGCAT